CGCTAGCACTACCATCCAGCTGTGATAACGCTTGTACTGCACCGGTTATAGCTTCGCCCATTCCAATAGTAGCGGCTGTGGCTTTCATTGCACCGCCAGCTAATTTTCCTACGACTCCGGTGGCAAAGCCTGCAACTATTCCTAGTTTATTAAATGATTTGCCTATCATACCAGCTGCAGATCCTAACAGCCCGCCGCCGCCACCGCCTCCGCCAGCTCCACCACCAATAATAACACCACCTGCTCCACCCCTTCCACCACCGCCACCACGCATAGCAGCCAGCAGTTCTCGCAGTGTAGCTTCAGAAGCTGCTCCTTGGGCTTCTACATTGCCTACTCCGGGGATGTTAATGAATACACCTGCCATGACTTAATTTTTTCCTGGTAAAATGCGCATATAAATACTTGCGAGCATTATATATTTACCGGAGATAAAATGAACCAAAATCAACCTAAAAAGAATCCTTTAGCCAGCTTTTATAGGCAGCCAAAGATCTATGTGCAACTACCTTCTAAAGGAGAATTTTATCCTCCAGGAAGTCTAGATGTTAGCGAAAATGGTGAATATCCTGTGTATGCTATGACTGCCAAAGATGAACTGTTGTTTAAGACACCTGATGCTTTGTTGAACGGAACCAGCACAGTAGAATTAATTAAAAGCTGCATTCCTGCTATTCTAAATCCTTGGGTTATGCCTAACATAGATTTAGATTTTGCCTTGATAGCTATTCGCATAGCCACATATGGAGACAAAATGGAAGTTGGTGCCAACTGTCCCCATTGCAATGCTGACAACAGCTACGACATGGATCTCACTGCCTGGTTTAATGTTTTCAATCAATTTGTATATGAAAAAGATATTCCTATTGACCAACTTACGGTTCATGTAAGGCCTTATACCTACAAAGAAGTTACTAAAACTGCGCTGAAGTCCATGGAACAACAGCGTATCTTCCAGGTCATCAATGATGATTCTCTCAGCGATGAACAAAAATTAGAAAAATTTGGTGCTAGTTTTTTAAAACTCACCGAGCTCACTGTAGATATCATAGCAGACTGTATCACATCCATAGATGCTCCGGATGGGTCTGTCACAGACAAAGACATGATCAAAGATTTTATTGCCAACTGTTCTAAAGATGTTTTCCAACGCATCCAAGATCATGTGGTGCAGATGAAAGAACGTATTGAATTCAAAGCCCAGAGCGTAACCTGTGGGGAATGTGATCAGCAATTCAGTCTGCCGATCACTATGGATCAATCAAATTTTTTCGCCGTAAAATCTTGACCCTGTCCTTGCCAGAGATTTTACGAGAAAGTGAATTACTAGACAAAGAAGGCAAGGCACTGAAAAAAGATTGCATGAAACTGTGTTGGTATATGCGAGGACTCAGTTACACTGAAGTCATACACATGAGTTGGGAAGAGAGAGCAATCATTGGTGAAATTGTTGCAGAAAATCTAGAGACCACTAAAAAATCAGGACTGCCGTTTTTCTAAAGTGAATTTCTATATATCTGTAGGCTGCGTTGATCAGTGAATTCAAGTGCGCTGCCGCGCTGTACTTTATCAAATACCCTTTGTAATTGTGGATCATCGATTTGATTTTTCAATCGCATAAGATGCTGTGTGTCGTCGCGTGATACAGCTTCGCCTTTAAGTAACCTATCTAGAATATCTTTAGTTTTGGTTACATCAACTGCGGCAGTTGACACAGATTTCTTGGCGGTCGATGCTGTTGATTTACTAGAAGTTTTTGCTGCGGGCTCATCATAGTCAATACCTAGAAGTTTTTTTCCTAACTTACTAGTTTTATCAACTGCTGATACAGCAGAATCAGGAACTTCTTTGGCTAGATGCCCTACCAGGTTTAAAGGATTTTGTCCTAACTGTCGATATTTTGCAAAATCACCTTCTGCCTCAGAAACTATTTCAAAAATTTTCATTTTACGAATACGCTGGCGGTGCCGTTGGTCAATGAAGATTCAAACATTCTGCGCTTGTGTATTTCTAATCTCTGAGCTAGAACTTCATTTAGACTCTTACCGTAATGCACTAGACTGGCAGTGACTGCGGCTGGTTGTCTGCCGGCTAGCCTAGCCGCACGTTTTTTCACTGCGTTAGCCGTTTGACTCAGCGCACCCGCCACCTTGCCGCCACCTTGCGCTCTGCCTGCGGGTTTTGCCAACTGTTGAGCTACATTAGCAAACGCACCCTGTCCTGCTGATGTTCCACTTGCCTTAGGGTTAGTGCTTCGGGCACGTTTACCCGGAACTTCTAAAGGTTTGTCTGAGAAGGCAGCATTTGGATTGCCAGGTTTCGCTGTATTTGAAGCACTTACTGGTGCATTAGCCATAGTATTTGGAGGTTTGCCACCTGCCAACTGCCACCTGCAGCAGGTTTAGCTGCGGGTTTAGCAGGTGACTGTTGAATGCTTTTCTGTAGGAGATTCAGTATGCGTGTCTTACCTTGTTTGTCTAGTTTATTAATATTTGCCTTGACCTGTGCGTACACAGTTTCCCCAGCTTTAGTAGCTGTTTGTTTGTCTGTGACAGCGTCTGTTTTAGCTAGAGCTGTTGCAGCTTGTCCTGTCTGAGGCTTAGCTGCCACTGTACCTTTAGGACCAGCAGCGTTAATCTCTTGTGGGGTGGGAGGAGCAGAGCCTCCCACTGCAGGTGCTGCTGCTGTCGCTGGTGCTGCTGCAGGTGCCACCGTTGCGGGTGCCGTCGCTCCTCCTCCTGCCGCTGGTGCAGTGTATCCAGGAGCTCCTGCGTTGGGATCTGGATCATCTCCTACAATAGCTTTTCCAGTTTGATATCCTTTCTTTAGTGCTCGACCAGCACCAACTACTCCGCCTGCCACAGCTCCGACACCTTTAGCCACGCCGCCTACGGCTTTGCCTATGCCTCGACCCACAGCACCTAGAGTTGATCCTATAGGTCCTTCATCTAGCTGTTCTAGTTGCGATTCAGTTAATATTTCTGTTATTCTCATATGTGCTGTCCCTGATAATTGCTGATTTTAATATTCAGATCTATTGTTTATTTATTTGAATAACGAGCTTACGCTCGTTTGCGTTTTCGCTGATCGCTCAACGCATATTGTCTTCTTAGAATTGTTTTTACAATGATATTGCGAAGCAATTCAAGTATTATGCAGATTGTTCAGTCACACTTTGCCCAGAGCAGGGCAAAGATAAGAGCATTATGCGAGTTGCACAGTACACCCTAGCGTTAGAGCATTACAGAGGCGGTCATCCGGTACCTCGAGCTCAGTCTTTATATGACGGCGATGTGTGAATCTACGCTAACAAACTCACCCATGTGGGGTTTTTCTCCCCTCATTTTGGCCTTTGAAATTTTTGAAACAGCAAAACCGCGGCTCTTCGCGATCAACGTCCGGTCAAGGATAGTTGCTGAGTACCATTGCGGCATGGAATTCCGTCCCTGCGATCCGTGATCCAGGTATAAGGGCGCAAGAAATCAGCCTGCGCGAGCTCTAAAACCGCTTTATTTTGCCTGAGATTGTTCTAAAAGACGCTGCCTAAGTATGTTTGAACCGCCAACTCTGACGTTTATAATGCCATTATAATAGTCATCTGACTCTAAAACTCTGCGTTCAAACTGTTCTCGTGCCTCTAGATATGACATTTCTGCCTTGGATTTGCAAAGATAAAGTATTTCTCTTGTGAATTTTTCCGGACCGAGTGCTTGGACGTCTGCGTTTAACCTATCCGATGAACCGTAATATTCGCGCCAATCGCTTTCTACTACTGATCTTCTTTTAAGTCGTTTGCCTTTGAGTGGGGGTTTGGTCTTCTTAAATTGAGCAAGTTTCTTGCCTATGTATTTCTGTCCGGTCTTGAGGTTCGTGATGATATAAACAAAGCCAATGTAGCCTTCAGGTATTTCTTCTACTGGTTGATTTTGATAAGTCCATTGCACTCATTTAGTTAGTTTCGGGGGCCTGCCTAGTTGGCCTTTTCTGGATTTTTTGCGTTCTAGTCTTTTTGCCTGTATTTCCATGCGCCTAGTTGATGCGTAATTGCGTATTTCTGATAGCCAATATCGTGCCTTGATGCCTGCTTCGTCTGAATTTTTGTATTCAAAACGATCCTGCCATTTAAAATATTCTTGGAAAGCAGCGATCATTGAATCGTGACTGTCTGTGCTCACTCAATGATCTCCACATCGTTGGAATAACTTGTAAATCCATTTTCTTTGATCACTTTCAGCACATGATTCACACGACTGGTTAGATCATCTCTGTGCGAAATTAAGAATACATTCTTGTCACGTTCTCGAGTCATGCGTTTTAGCACAGCGATACTGGATTCTACACCTGAAGCATCCATGCCTGAATCTACTAATTCGTCGATGAACAAGAGATTGATGCTGTGATAGAGATTCTCCCATACATCACGGAACGCCCAGCTCAGAGAAAGTATCAATCTATTGCGTTCACCGCGGCTCAAATTGTCAAAATCTAGATCTTGTCCCAGTTGAGTGATTATCACAGTGAGATCATTTTGGAATTCCACTGTGTGCGGTAGGCCAATCTTGTCCAGATAATAGGTAAGACGTTGATTTAGGAATGCGAGATTCTGATCAATGATTCTTTTGCGCACAAATGAATCCTTGTTCGTGAGCAATTTGTACAGAAACTCCTGATGATCTTTGACACGCACCAGTTCGTTCATGTAGTTCCAGTCGATCTCCTGTACCGCAGTGGCCTTGAGCTCGATGATCTGTTCATCATAGGGATTTTCATCTGCGGCCTTGATCTCAAGATCCTTTTCCAGACTGGTCAGTGTGTTCTTGTGATTCAATGCCTCTTCCAAGGTGTCATACTGCACCGTTGGACAATCGCCTAGAGCTCCTAGTTCTGTGAGTGCTGACTCATAGGCAGAGATGTTCGCAGTCTGCGAATCATATTCTGCACAGGCCGCGGCATGATCTTTGCGTTTTGCAGCCATTACTTCGTCGTGCTTGGCATCGTGGAACTCCTGACCACAGGCATGACAGAGATGTCGTTCTAGAGTAGCGATTTCAGCTGCTAATCGATCACGCAGTTTTTCTTCTCTGCTCTGATCTAGCCTAGCTCGATTTAATTGAGCAGTGACTTCGTTGATGTCTTTGCGCAGTTGATTGTACACAGCCAGAGCCTTGTGTGCAGCTACTTCTTGTTCGATATCGATGTGACTTAGATGATCAATGCTCTTGAGAATATTTTCGAGATTCTTTTCTTTGGCCTCTTCCCACATGTTCTGTTTGCGTTCCAGAGCAGTGATGCTCTGCTGTATGCGCTCGTTGCTGGCTTTAACAGTTTCCACACGAGTAGTTTCAGTGCTGATACTGTCTTTGGTTAGCTTGATCTGTTCTTTGAGAGCTTCTGCTTTTTCACTTAGCAGTGTTATTCCTAACAACTGTTCAATGATGGCACGTTGTTCTGCCGCCTTCTGTGCCAAGAACGGTTCTGTATAGGTGTTTAAGGCCACTAGATGCTTGAACATGTCGTGGCTCATGCAGAATCTTTCTTCGATGCTTTTCTGCGTTTCTCTGCTGTCGCCTTGCGATTCGTCTAGATCTGTGAGCTGCTGTTCCTCGCCATTGACACTGAATTTCAGTATGTTGGGTTTGCGACCCCGCTCGATGTGATATTCAACACCGTCTACATCAAAAGTCACAGTGACCAGCATGCCCTTGCCGTTGATCTTATTGATTAGATTATCACGTTTGATATTCGTTAGTGCTTGGCCATAGATGCCGTAGCTGAGACCATTGATGATGGTGGTTTTGCCTGTGCCATTTCTGGCACCCGAGTCGTCACCGCCTAGATCCAAGTTTTCACCTAAGACCAGTGTGAGCTGACCGCGATCAAAGTCGATGGCCTGAGTCTGTGCGCCCACACTCATGAAGTTACGCACGGTTAGATTCTTGATTTTAATCATAGGTCGTTGTATATCTCCAACAGCAGGCTCTTGTCAAAGGTGTCGCTGTCAATGGCATTGATCTGATTCATCACTATGGTATCTACACTTTCAAAATTGATGTCGATCGGTGCAGAAGTAGCGTCTACTTCTACCTTTTCGGGTATCAGCATCAGTTCTCTGAGATCATATTCGGGCATGAACTTTTCTTTGATAAAGTTAGCTTCCTCGAAAGTAATAGGTAAATCAATGGTCACGCGACAGTGCATCTTGGGACGCAGCAGTTTTTCTGGTGTGTCGATGATCTGACTCAGTTTGTAGGTTCTATATATGGGTTGATCCGGCCAAGTTATGTATTCAGGTTTACCACCCCATTCTAGAATCATCATGCCACGATCGTCGTCGCCGGCATCAGCATAGTTGTGAGGAAATGCATTACCTATATAAACGATGTTGTTGCTCTGCTGGCGTTTGTGGAAGTGTCCCGAGAACACATAGTCTTGATGTTGGAAATGACTGCGCTGCAACTGTCCGTGGTCCGGCATCTGCACCATGGCGTTCATGTAAAAACTAGGCAGTTCGAAATGACCGAAAATATATTTGCTTTTGATTTTAGGTATATCCCGCCATTCGTCACCTACTAGCCAAGGCAGTATGGTTACATCTTCCATAGTCAGTGGATCTTTGATAGCAATGATATTAGGAAATAGTCGCATGAATTCTATGCTGTTGATTTCACGTTTGTCTTTGTAGAACAAATCGTGATTTCCTAATATAAAAAACACCTTTTCAAACGAATCATTTAATCGTTCAAGATTACTCACTGTGTAATTCATTGTACTAACATCAGTGGTGCTGCGATTGTGATGCCAGTCTCCGAGAAATATAGCCGTTTCACAGCCGTTGGCCTGAGCAGTGTCGCAGAACCAATCCACAAACTGTTCGCAGTCAGTGTTGTGTGTTCTTGAACCGCCCTTGAGACCAAAGTGTATGTCGGTGAAACAAGCGACTTTTTTGAATAGACTCATAGATTTATTATACTGCCTTTATGATAAAAGATCAATCCCAATCACTGCCGGTGTTATCCACAGTGGTAGTGACTATAGCAGGACCGGGCACACTGCCTCCTGCATTCTGTCTAGTCCATGAAGGATTCATGCCGTTCATTTCTAGAATGTCGTCTCGAATGTTTTGGTTGCGTTTTTCAATGTTGATGATTCGCACGAATGAATTAGTAACAGCAGCGGTATAATAAGCAAAAGGATTATCGGATTTGGATTCATCGAACTGTAGTCCTATCTGTGTGAGCTGTAGGATAGCCTGCCCACGCATTTCGTCATTGTAGGTATAGCCTCGGACGTTGCCCCTGGTAGCGTATCTTTCACAGAGCTTGATAAACATGCGAGCTAGATCGTTGGTCATCTGACCGTGATCCTTAGAGAATTCACCGCGCTCGAGATCGCCTTTCCAATGGCTTTTGCCTACACAACCGATGTTGCCTTTGTCATCGAACTTCCAATGTTGGAATGGCGGAAAATTAACCTTGTCGTGACTGTCTGCGGTGTTTTTCAATGTCTTTTTGCGACCCGGCGCAAGCGGTATATGTTCAAAAGTCATCACACGAAATATAAGATCTTCCTTGCGCATTTTTTTGTAGTCTACTTCAAATTCTTTAGCAGGCAGCTTTTTACCTCCAGCTATAACCGCTGCTTCGTGCGCCTGTTTGCTGAGCCTTGCAGCACAGTTTCGTTTGGCTTCTGCTATGGTTCTTATGTTGATTTTTGCTAGACTTGGTACTATGAGATCATAGAATCCGTATTCTGGTTTAGTATAACTGCAATAGGTATTTTTGCTGAGATGTATTTCTTTCAGTAGGTCTTTGTTGGTCAAGTACTTGATCTTGGGCACTGTCATTGATTATATGTCTCCGTGGTTAGTAATATAATAGCACATTTTTCTAATAATAAATAGTCTATAAAGAGGAAATCTGTTCAAAATGGCGAGAAAAACCTATCCTAATACTCCTGCAGAAGCTGCTGCTTACAACGGAGATCCCTACGAAGGGCTCACGCCAACACAAAGGAAATCTCTTGGTGCTGCGGACCCTACTGATCCCTTTATACGTGCTAGGCTGGGCATACCGCAACTGCCTGGCTCCACACTTAATACAACTAGTGGATTTAGCAATAGTTCCAGCGGACCGCCGATCAACCCGTGTGCCAGCCTAGTGGCAGGACTTTCAGATAGCATCCAAAAAACACAAGAAGCCGATGCAGTAACCTTGCCTGGAGATTTTGCACAGGCCAAAGCTGAATTAGATTCCAAGATTTCCAGAGCATCAGGAGAGCTCGGATCGGGTCTCAACGGATCCACTGGAAACTTAACAGTTAGCCCTTTTGGCGGTGGTGCGTTTAACAATGCCAAGCGAGGATCAACACAACAAGCAGCGTATGGAGCTAACACAGCTATCACTGGCATGGGAGGATTTGCTGACGCTGCCAGAAGTAAATTCAGTGGGGCGGTGGATTCACTAAGATCAGTAGCAGGATCGACCAGTAACATTGCAGCAGATATCTCCGGTACCATAAACAAACTCGCAGGCGGCAGCCTTGCTGGCGGATTGATGAAGGTTGCAGGACAAGTAAGCTCAGCTGCCGGTATGCTTAACAATATACTTAGTCGTAAACGTGCTGCTAATCTCCCAAAGGGAGCAGAAGCATTCAGCAAAGACGGAGAGCCAATTAAACTTGACGTAAGTTCTAAAAATGATTGGCGTGTACGTATAACCTGCGAGTGGGGTATATTTAACAGTCCTGTGTTTTCTAGACTAGTAGCTACAGGCGGCGTGGTGTGGCCCTACCTCCCCAGTATCACAGTGGCCACCAAAGCTGAATACTCAACCATTAATACGGTGCACAGTAATTATACTCAGTATGCATACAAAGGCAGCTCAATAGATGACATACAGATTTCAGGCGAATTCAGTTGTGAAACTGAAAGTGACGCAGAATATTGGATAGCCGCTACTACCTTTTTTAAAACAGCTACCAAGATGTTTTTTGGTGAAGGTAATCTGGCCGGAAATCCTCCAATAATATGTGTATTAAAAGGCTACGGAGCCAACGTGTTTAATAACACACCAATAATCATAAAAAGTTTTTCAGTAGATCTCAAAGATGACGTTAACTATGTTAAGTGTGAATCATTTGGATCTACTACATGGGTGCCTGTGCTCAGTACAATTTCAGTCACAGTGTCACCGGTTTACACCAGAGCTAGAATGCGTAAATTTAATCTACAAGATTATAGCAGAGGACAATTAGCATCAGAAAAAGGTCAAGTGGGATACATCTAATGGCAAAATATTCTAAAGCAAGTCCATGGGCCAACACTCAGCAAAATAATTTTTATCTTGAGTTGTTGGATATTCGACCAGTCCCTGCCGAAGCAGATGACGTAAGATATGTAATAGAAAATCAATATCGCCACAGACCGGATTTATTGGCCTTTGACCTCTATGGTAATCCTAAACTTTGGTGGGTATTTGTACAGAGAAACATGTCAGTGATAAAAGATCCCATTTATGATTTTAGACCAGGTACGGCTATATATCTTCCCAAACAACGCAATCTGTCAAAGTTTCTAGGAGTGTGAAATGGCTTTTAGAGAATTAGGAAGAATATTAGAACTTAAAAAACCTGATGGTACGCCAGTAATTCCCTTCGACACCGCAGCGGGATATAATGTAGGAGTGGCCTTTCGCACCACCGAATCAGAAGTTGCTAGAGCCACTGATCCTATCGAAGACGGTGTGAGCAAAGTAGCAGTTGATGCTAAAAAAATATCCTCATCAGCGGTTAAAAAATTACCAGCACTATTCGGCAATCCCATGGAGGACTTTGCCACCAGCACGATCCTATGGACGTTAGCAGCATTGACTCCTGCGCAATTTAATAATCCTAAATCATATAGAGATAGTCCTAGTAACTTAAAAAATATTGTGTTTAGTTCTGGCGGTAGATTTGATAATCAACGGGTTAATACTTTATCTGGTTCTCCGGAATATTTTATCAATAACTTTGTTATGAACAGTATTATTGGTGCTAACGAAAAGACCGGTAATAGTAATGCCATTAAATTTAGTTTTGATATAGTAGAACCTCAGTCGATGGGCCTGTTGTTGCAGAGTATGCAGGCTGCCGCTGTAAATGCTGGATATCTCAGTTACCTAGACAACTGTCCATATGTGCTAAGAATGGACATACAGGGATTTGACGAACTCGGTGTTGCTATAAGTTCAATCAAGCCTAAGTTTTTTGTCTTGAAATTAGTATCAATGAAATTTACAGTTACTGAAGCTGGTTCTAATTACAAGGTAGAAGGCATTCCTTACAATCATCAGGCATTTTCAGATGCTATAAATGTCACATACAACGATTTGAAAATTGCCGGTGATTCTAAAAGCCTAGGAGTAGTAGCAGAAGTCTTGCAAACCAGCGCAGACGGTCTGACAGCGGTGCTGAATAGAAATGAAGAAAAACTAAAAGCCGAAGAAAAAATTACGGAAACCGATATTTATGTTATACAGTTTCCGAAAACCAGTAGCGATTGGTATTCGTCTGGCAGTACAGTGGTCCAGAAAAATCAAGCTACAATCAACATAGATGAAGAAAACGAAGGCGATATCGCATTGTTTGGTTCTGGAATCAGCAAAGTAGTGGATGTAAAAAATTTGCCAATAAACGAAATTGGTTCTTCTAGTCTTGGATTTGACCAACTAACGGGAGGAGCGAATATCTTTAAACGTGCCGGCGACAGCATAGATGAAAAAACAGGATTAGTTAAAAGAGAAGGAATGACCATAGACCCTAAACTTCGTGCATTTCAGTTCGGACAAGGGCAATCACTGACCGCCATTATTAATCAGGTTGTTTTAAGTTCTAAATATGCCTATAGTGCTATTAATGATAAAGTAACTCCAGAAGGATATATCAAGTGGTTTAAATTAGATGCTCAGATTGAACTTTTAAACCTAGACACATTAACAGGCGACTTTGCTAAAAAAATAACATATCGAGTGGTGCCATATTACATCCATCAATCAATTTTTTCAAACGTCAATGCAGCTCCTGTGGGATATCATGAACTGATGAAATCAGTGGTCAAAGAATACCAATATATCTATACAGGTCAGAATGTTGATATTCTTAGATTTGATATCGATATTAATAACTTGTTTTTCACAGGGGCTAATCCTGCAGCGGAAAACAAGTCATCAAAGACTGGTAACCAAGATCAAACATCCGCAGAAACTTTAAATCCCACTACCGGAACAGGTCAAGGAAGTGCACCGGCTTCGCAGGCAGCACAACTAGGTAGAGCTAGACCAAAACGAGATCCTAGATTGTTGAAGGGGTACAAAGGAGGATCGGGAACTAAGTCAGTAGAACAAAATGTAGCAGAAACCATGCAACAGGCGTTCCTGAGTGGTAACAGTGCCGATCTTATTTCTGTAAATTTAGAAATAATGGGAGATCCGTACTGGCTTGTGGACAGTGGAATTGCCAACTATTTTGCAGAAGCTCCGTCACCGACCAGCCAAATAACCAACGACGGGACTATGAACTACGAAAGCGGCAATGTCTATATCTACCTTACATTTAAGACACCTGTGGATATCAATGAAACCGAAGGGTTATATGATTTTTCAAAAGAAGGAAAAGAGAGCCCCTTCGGCGGTATATACAGAGTAGTAGCCTGTGAAAATACCTTCGCAGACGGGCAATGGAAACAAAAACTCAAATGTCTTAGAATGCCAGGACCCCAAGGGCCAGAAGTCACTGAAGAAGATAAGACAGGCACTGTAACTCCGGTAAATGCACTGGCTACGGATTTAAAAATGCAGGAATCTCCAAAAACCAGTCCCATAGGTGATACAGCAACAGCCACATCTGTTGTGAATAATGATTCTACAACCAGTGTGAACAATCGCACATCTACAACTAAAACCACCAGTAATCAAGCACCGATTAAAACAGGTTTTAGATATTACAGAGATCTAGGACAAGGATAATAAATGGCAGAATTAGGAAGACCTTCGGCAGAAGGTGAAGGAAGATCAGGGGTCCTCACACAGGGTATATATCTTGCTAGGGTGATTAGTCACCTTGATCCTACGTTCATGGGATCGTTAGAAGTTACATTATTAAAAGATCAAGCCAACGATCCCGGCGACGACAGTCAATTACACATAGTGAAATATGCTCCCCCTTTCTTTGGATATACAGGTTACGAGTATATGGGTAAAAATAATGGCACTACCTCTACTATCGAGGGATTCAACGACACACAAAAAAGTTATGGTATGTGGTTCGTGCCGCCGGACGTTGGTGTGAATGTACTGGTTTTGTTTGTGGATGGTGATCCTAGTCAGGGGTATTGGTTTGCCTGTGTGCCTGGTCGTAATATCAACAACATGGTTCCTGCCATCGCAGGATCTAAGATCAATTCTCTAGATGCTACAGATAAAACTAGATACGGTCCTATGAAAGATGCTCGAGGAAATTCTTTACCGTTGCCTGTGGCGGAAGTTAATAAACGTATTATAGGTGAAAAACCTAACGTTGATCCAGAAAAGTTTCCTCGAGTTGTTCATCCTATCGCTGATAGATTTCTAGAACAAGGTCTCCTGGAAGATGACGTTAGAGGCACGTCATCATCATCGCCTAGACGAGAGTTACCCGGAATGGTTTTTGGTATTTCAACTCCCGGACCAGTCGATCGTAGAACCAACGCTAAAAAAGCAGTGATAGGAAAAAAAGACAGCAAGTCTGCTCCATTGCCTATTAGTAGATTAGGTGGCACACAGTTGGTTATGGATGACGGCGATGATCGATATCACCGAGAAAAAACAGCTGCAGAAGGACCCGTGAAATATATTGATTTGTTGGATCCATCCGTTCAGAGAAGAAATTCAACAAGTGAGCCTACAGTTCCATACAATGAATATTTTAGAGTTCGGACACGTACTGGACACCAAATATTGCTGCATAATTCAGAAGATTTGATTTATATAGGCAATGCCAGAGGCACTGCCTGGATTGAAATGACCAGTAATGGTAAGATAGATATCTATGCTCAAGACAGCGTCAGCATACATACCGGTAATGATCTCAATATACGTGCTGACAGAGACATTAATTTTGAAGCAGGTCGTAACATGAATTTCAGAACCGAATCAGGTAAATGGCATGCAGAAATCGCCACAGACATGGAGTTCTTGATCAACAACGATGCCAAGCTCACAGTAGGAGCCAATCACGATGTATTAGTAGGTGCGAAACTCAAGATTTCAGCTAACAATGATATGGATATAGCTACTAACACAGAACTTAAAATATCTGCTACCGGTGATATCAGCCTAGGCTCCACATCAGAACTAAAAATGAATGGCACAAAAATCAATCTTAATGGTCCTAACAATGCAGAAACTGCGGTAACAGCAGACTTTGTGAGACCGTACGATCTCCGAGATAATCCTGCTACCAGCACTGCAGTAGGTTGGGATAAACGATATCAATCAGGTATAGTAAAGAGTTTGATGAAACGAATTCCTATGCACGAACCTTGGCCTCTGCATGAGCATCTAGCTCCTGCGCAACTAACTCCTGATATCACAGATAGGGACGTCTAATCATGGCAAATCAATTATATAATCAAAAATCTGTGGCTAACACCACAGCGGTTACAACAGAAAGCCAAGGTGTGTTCTTGTACAAAGGCTTCAGCAGCCAACAGAACTCAAAAAACTATAGACTCTATGATATTGATCTAGTCAAGCAGGACCTAATTAATCATTTCTATATCCGTAAGGGAGAGAAACTAGAAAACCCAGATTTTGGCACAGTGATCTGGGACATGTTGTTTGAAAATTTCACGGAAGATGTCAAACAGATTATTGCCAAAGACGTAGAAGCCATAATAAATTATGATCCAAGAATTTCAGTGAATTCAGTCACAGTGGACAGCACAGATCAGGGCATACGCATACAGGCTGACATAGTTTATATTCCGTTTAATGTCAATGAAAGAATGACCTTTGATTTTGATAAAACCAATAATATGATAATATGACCAGTTTATTTTATAACATAAATATTGGCATAGGGACTTGAAATGACCACTACCAGCAGACAAAATAATCTAATTCTAAACCAAGACTGGACTAGAATCTATCAGACATTTAGAAATGCCGACTTTAAAAGCTACGACTTTGAAAATCTGCGCAGGGTTATTATCACTTATCTGCGGGAAAATTATCCCGAAGATTTCAACGACTACATCGAATCATCTGAATATCTAGCATTGATAGATGCAGTGGCATTTCTCGGACAGAGTCTAGCCTTCCGCATAGACCTCGCCAGCAGAGAAAATTTTATCGAACTGGCCGAAACCAAAGAAAGCGTGTTGCGTATAGCTCGCATGTTGAGCTACAATGCCAAGAGAAATCAAGCTGCCTCGGGTCTATTGAAATTTACCAGTGTGGCCACCACCGAGGACATCATTGACAGCAATGGCCGAAACCTCGCACAACAAATCGTAAGTTGGAACGATCCAACCAACACCGATTGGCTTGAGCAATTCATTCTGGTGCTAAATTCTGCCATGGCAGATAACACAGAATTTGGTCGCAGCCAAGGATCAGCTACTATCCAAGGCATACCCACAGAACAGTATAGATTTAGAACCACCAGCACAGATGTGCCCATCTACAGTTTCAGTAAAACTGTGGCAGCCAGAGGCATGCTGTTTGAATTAGTTTCTACAGCATTTAAAAACAGTGAAAACATCTATGAAGAACCTCCGGTTCCTGGTAACCAACTGGGATTTGTTTATAGAAACGACGGCACAGGTCCTGGTAGTCCTAACACAGGATTTTTCCTGATGTTTAAACAAGGCACATTAGCTCTAGCTGATTTTGGCATAGGAGTTCCGACACCTAATGAAAAAATAGCCATTGATGCTGCCGACATCAACAACGACGATATTTGGTTGTTTTCATTAAACAGCGCAGGCGCACAGTTAGAAGAATGGACCAAGGTATCAACATTAGTGGGCAACAACATAGCCTACAACAGTGTAGAACAAGATATAAGAAACATATATGCAGTCAATACCAAAGAAAATGACACAGTCGATCTGGTGTTCGCCGATGGAGTCTATGGTAATTTACCACAGGGATCCTTTAGGGTATTTTATAGAACCAGTAACGGGTTATCATATACCATCAGTCCTAATGAACTGAGAGGTATAAACATTGGTATCAGTTATTTCAATAAATCAGGTGTAGAGCACACGCTGACAGTAGGACTAGCTCTACAATCCACAGTGGCCAATTCAGCAGCCACCGAAAGCATAGATTCAGTAAGGACCAATGCTCCTGCGGTCTATTACACACAGAATCGTATGATCACGGCTGAGGATTATAATCTCGCACCATTGAGCAGCAGTCAAAACATAGTCAAGATAAAATCAATCAATAGAACATCTAGTGGTATCAGTAGAAACTTCGATATCATAGATGCCAGCGGAAAATATTCCAGCATCAATGTGTTCTGTGACGACGGATATATCTACAAACAAGAAAGTGAAGAAACACTGGGATTTAAATTCGACAGCAGGATTGATGTTATTAATTTTATTCGACAAAGCATAGAACCAAAATTCACAGATCCTGATGTGTATAATTTTTATTTTACAAAATTTGATAGGATCCTATTCACAGATACTAACACAGTGTGGCAGAGCGTTACCACATCTACCCCCACAGGTTATTTCAAGAATGTGGTAGATAATTCTCTGTTAAAAGTGGGCATATACAGCACCTCCAGTTTGAAATATCTGCTCAGTGGAGCATTGATTAAATTCACAGCCCCCACAGGTTTCCATTTTATGCCTAACGGCACATTGATGGCAGGACCACCAGACCATCCTGGCGCTACTACCTTTAAATGGACCAAGGTGGTGTCTGTGGTAGGCGACGGAACAAATGCAGGTCGAGGTGTGTTAACCAGCGGTCTAGGAGCAATTACATTCAGCGATGTGATTCCCACAGGTGCTGTAGCTAACCGCATAGTTCCTCGATTTATAAACGATCTAAATACTGCACTAGAAACAGAAATAGTAAATCAGTGTGCGCAGAATTTAAACTTTGGATTGAGATATGACTCAGTCTTATCTACCTGGAAAATCGTCACAGCTACGAACATTAATTTAGTCAGTGATTTCACTTTAGGAAAATCAGGAGATGTCACTAACACCAATGCAGATAGTTCATGGCTTGTGGCCTTTGTCAAAGAAGCAGACAGATATAATGTAAGAATCAAACGCCTAAGTTATGTGTTTGGCAGTGTTACACAGAACCGATTTTATTTTGATACTAATGAAAAACGTTATAACGACCAATTAGGTGCTGTGGTCAAAGATCAGATCAATGTTCTTGGAATAAACACTGACAGTGGCTTTATTACAGCATTACGGCAGGATATTGCATTTGAAATTAGTGACACTATTAAATTTGAGGACGGATATGAAAGCACTACTGAAATAAAATTAAGTTTTAAAGACAGTGATGATGACGGCGTCATAGATAATCCGGATGCATTTGAGCAGATAGTTGGAGCAGATACCGCATTGAATTATTTGTTCTTCAAAGAAACCGTTGATCAGTATGGCACCACCATTTATCAGTTGGTAGATAATTCAAACGATCTAATTCTCATTAGAGAAAAAGAATCTTCGGTCGATTTCACTGATGTAACAACCTATCCTGATGGACAACTAATTTATTTTTATACCATTGATGAAGATGCTGTAAAAGCAGTGAATCGAAGCACCAATACATTTGATCTCGATAGATCATATCGAGCCAATATTGGACGAAGAAATCTTAAATTTCAGTACATCCATAACGCCAGCGTGGATCGCAGAATAGATCCCAGCTCTAGTAACATAATTGACATATTTTTATTGACCAGATCCTATGATGAATCATATAGGATTTATCTTGCAGGTGGCTCTGCGACTGCTCCGGAACCACCTAGCACAGACAGCCTAAGAACTACGTTTGGTGCTAGTTTATCGGCCATTAAATCTATCAGTGATGAAATCATTTATCACACAGTGAAATACAAAGTACTGTTTGGTTCAAAAGCAGATCCTAAACTACAGGCCACATTTAAAGTGGTTAAGAATCCCGGACAATCCATCAACGACAATGATTTAAAAGTTCGAGTTATCACAGCGATGAATGTATTTTTTGACATTAGTAACTGGGACTTTGGAGACAGATTCTACATGAGCGAACTGACTACTTATATTTTAAATTCTACAGCTCCAGACATTAGTAATATAGTTATATGTCCTAAACAAAGCAGTCAATCATTCGGCAGCCTGTTTGAGATTCAGAGCAGACCAGACGAAATCCTAATCAGTGGAGCAACGGTGGCTGATGTTGAAATAGTCACAGCTATCACAGCAGCTGAAATCGGTGTTGATTCTGCTAGGGTGATAACCAACACAGGAGCTAGAAGCAGCACAAATGGCAGCACCAGCACTAGTAGTGGTAGCAGCAGCGGTGGTAGCAGCGGTAGCAGCGGTAGCTATGGGTATTAAGTTCAAGCATTTATATAAGATCTATTAACTATGTCAGATAAATTTTTTCCTTTCAGCAAGTTACCTATAAGAAAAGCTGTAGAACTTCTGCCCAAAGTTTTTCAGACTGAAGCCAACGATAAATTTCTTGCAGGGGTGGTAGATCCACTTGTGCAGCCGGGATTATTAGATAAAATTACAGGGTATGTTGGTCGCAGATTTGGAAAAACCTACAACGGTAATGATCTGTATCTAGACACCGACGCAACATTACGAAGTGCATATCAATTAGAACCAGGTGTGATAAATCGAAATCATGATAAGATTGAAAATTTTTATGACTATATCGATTTTAAAAATCAGTTAAAATTCTTCGGCAACACAGATGACCGCGATGACAAAATCACTAGCCAAGAACACTATACTTGGAATCCGCCCATAGCCTGGGATAAGTTTGTTAATTATCGAGAATATTATTGGGTACCAAATGGCCCACCTAGTGTTGCTGTGTATGGCCAAAGTGCCACAGTAAGCAGTACGTATAGGGTAGTGTTGGGTACAACTGGTAATAGTTTTGTATTCACTCCTGATGCTTACACTAATAATCCTACGCTAACATTGTATAGAGGACAGTCATACAAATTCAAAGTAAATGTGCCAGGTGAAGGATTTAATATCCGCACAAATTATGACACGGGAAGTTTACTATTCAAACCCAGCTATGGTTACAGTGCAGGAGATCTAGCAGTATCAGATTCGAAATTATATAGAGCTCGTAGGGACATTAACCCATTAGACGGTAGTTCTATTAGTTTAGATAGCGAAGATTGGGAATATGTCGAACCAGCAGCATCCGGTGCAGCACTGGAATACAACAAAGGAGTCATTAACAACGGTATTGAAAATGGCACGGTGACTTTCACTGTGCCCTATGATGCTCCAGATATATTGTATTATCAGGGATTGATCACCCCCGATGCCTTTGGTAGATTCGTCATAGCTGATATTGAATCTAATACCTATATAAATGTAGAAAAAGACATCATTGGCAAGAGTGAATATGTCAGTAGCAACAGTATTACATTTACTAATGGAATGATTGTTGAATTTCAGGGTACCGTTGTCCCAGGAAAATATTCTTCAGAAACATGGTTAGTCGAGGGAGTTGGAAAAGCAATAACATTGACAAAATTTTCTGATCTAATAGTGCCAGTACTCACCGCTACAGTACCGGAAGTGTTGTTTGACAACGCAGGATTCGATACTGAACCTTTCGATGATGCCACAGCCTATCCCACTTTCAAAGACTATGTGACCATAGCTAGAGACAGCATAGACTCAAATCCTTGGTCACGATACAATCGTTGGTTTCACAGAAATGTGTTAGAAACTGCTCATGCCTTGCGCGGCACAGATTTTCCCGCAGACGAAGCCACTAGAGCCAAACGTCCTATTATAGAATTTTCAGCTAATCTGCAACTATTCAATCACGGTGCAGTAGCCAAACAGACTGTAGATTATCTCGACGATTACACCACTGATATACTATCTCGCATCGAAGGCAGCACAGGTTACAACATTGATGGGGAATTCTTATTTGATGGCGCTAGAATATTAGCCACAGCTGATACTGATAGATCAACAAACAACAAAATATATGAAGTAACATTTATCAGGCACATCAACAGTACTCAGATACATCTTGTAGAAACCGAGGACAGTGACAGCGTATTGGATCAGGGAGTATTGGTACGTAGAGGTAATAAGAATGGCGGTAAAATGTTTCACTTCAACGGTACTGACTGGGTGCCTAGTCAAACAAAGACCACAGTAAATCAGGCTCCGTTGTTCGATGCATTTGATTCGGCTGGTGTTAGTTTCGGAGACAGTGAAAAATACACCACCAGTACGTTTGCCGGTACAAAAATTGTCAGTTATAAACCAGGTTCAGGTAGAATAGATACTGAATTGGGATTCCGTCTCAGTTATCTGAATATTGACAATGTGGGAGATATAGAATTCAATTTTGACTGGGATACAGATGTTGCTGAATACACAGAGTTACGCATACCTAAGAATGTGAAAATATCAACCGGATACTTTAAATTTAATCCAAACTCAGTTTTTGACAACGGCTGGTTACTGGCAGGTACAGAATATATACAACCTATAATAGACAGCCAACTGGTAGTTAGCGATACGGATACGCTGATATTCAACACCATAGATTGGTCCTTGTTATCCACTGATCCGATTATCAATGTTTATATCAATGGAGTAAAATACACAGGATCATACACAAGATCTGCGAATACATTTGTGTTCCCTTACACACTATCTGCCAAAGACACAGTGACTCTGAAAATTATCACGGATCTGGAACCAGATCAGGGCTATTACGAAATACCTGCAGGACTAGAAAAAAATCCGTTAAATGCACAACTGACATCCTTCACACTAGGACAAGCAGTAGATCACGTGATTTCAGCAGTGGAATTTGATTCCACACTCAGCGGAACTATCCCTGGAGTAAGCAATCTAAGAGATATTGCTGGATACGAAAAACACGCTAAACGATTCCTTAAACATTCAGGAATCGCACCATTGGCTATAATGATGTTGTGTGACAAGACTCACAATGTGGTTAAGTCAATACAATACGCGAAAAAAGCCTATACAGACTTCCGAAATAATTTTGCCTCTAGAGCATTAGAAATAGCCTACAATGGCAGTGTTCCAAACTTTGTCGACGATATTATTATTAGTCTGACAAAAAACAAAACAGCAGCAAGTCCTTTTGCAGACAGTGACATGATAGGAGCAGGTGCCTATACAGCTATCACATATAGAGTAGAAGACATAGGAATAACAACATTCGCACTTAGTGAAAAGTTTGACCTAAACACTCTCAGCAAACGAGCAGTGTATGTGTATCTCAATGATAGTCAATTGTTGAATGCCAGAGATTACGTGTTTAATTCAACATTTGGTTTTGTGCAGCTCACTGTGACTCTCGAAGAAAACGACATAGTGGAAATACGTGAATATATTTCTACAGCTACCAGTTATGTCCCGCCGACTCCTACCAGTATGGGGCTGTATAAAAAATACACTCCTATGAAGTTCATGGATGACACTTATCAGCAACCTCGTCTAGTTATACAGGGGCACGATGGCAGTATCACCGCCGCTTATGGTGATTTTAGAGATGACCTGATACTAGAACTAGAGTATCGCATCTACAACAACATCAAGCAGGAATACAATCCTGAAATCTTTGACATTGATTCTATTCTAGGCGGTTACTATGGTGTTGGACTTTATACCAAACCGCAATTAGATAATATTATAAATCAAGAATTTTTAAAATGGATACAGAACACCAATATCAATTATACCCTGAACACGTATTTTGATAGTGAGAATAGTTTTACCTATACCTATTCTAGAATGTCAGATCCGACCAAGACACAGTCTTTGCCTGGTTATTGGAGAGGAGTTTATAAATGGTTCTATGACACAGACCGCCCACACCGCTGTCCGTGGGAGATGCTGGGATTTTCGCAAGAACCTGCTTGGTGGCAAACACAGTACGGTGCCGCCCCATACACACGTAACAACCTATTGCTCTGGGAAGATCTAGAGAATGGCCATATTAGACAAGGAAGCAGAGCCGGTCGCCATGACAGATACAAACGTCCGGGATTGATAAATCATATTCCTGTAGATAGCGATGGTGTGTTAATAAGCCCGTTAGACAGTAGTCTAGCACAGGATTTTTCACTGATCAACAATCGAGGACCGTTCGTGTTAGGCGACATAAGCCCAGTAGAATATGCCTGGAGATCCAGTTCAGAATGGCCATTCGCAGTGATCATGGCCATGTGTCTGATGAAACCCTTTGAATTTATCACAGATAACTTTGATCGGTCGAGGACCACTACAAATCTGTTGGGCCAGACAGTGAATAACGCAACATCTCTGTTCAGCACACTTGATGAAATTGCTCCGGACACTTTATCAGATTCACACATAGGTTTATTGAAGTATATTGTGGCCTATGTGAAATCTCGAGGAATTCCACAGGACAGCATTTTAGAAAAAATAAACAGGTTAGATGTTGCATTAAGTTTTAGGATGAGCGGATTTGTAGATCAACAACAGCAAAAATTCTTGCTAGATTCTAAAAATCCCTCAGCTACCACCAGCAGTATATATGTACCTGCGGAAAATTATGATATTATCTTCAATGTAGGCGCTCCAGTGGCCACGGTGGCTATCAGTGGAGTGATATTTGAAAAGACCGAAGGAGGCTGGATCGCTACGGGGTACGACGACATACATCCTTATTTTGAATATCATCAGGCATTGGTTAGCCAGAGGGATCCGGTGATATCTGTAGGAGGAGTAAGCGAAACATTCTTAGATTGGACCACAGATAAAAATTACAACAATGGTACGATAGTCAGATATTCTAACGATTTCTATAGAGCACTGCGCACACACAACAGTGGAGATTCCTTCGATACCACAGTATGGCAAAAACTCAGCGACATTCCTAAAGTAGGCGCAGTGGAAGCACAACGCCGCCGCACATTTAACACATTATCAGTAAAACGTATTAGCTACGGCACACTGTTTACTACCGTACAACAGGTAGTAGATTTCCTATTGGGCTACGAAAGCTATCTAAAAAATCTAGGATTTAGGTTTGACAGATACGATCCTGAAAATCAGGTCAGCCAAGACTGGCTCAGCAGCGCCAAAGAATTCATGTTTTGGACCAAGCACAATTGGGAAAAAGGTTCGTTGATCGCTATAAGTCCTGTGGCACAAAAAGTAGATGTGGTGGTGCCTGTGGGGGTGGCAGATAACATACTGGACGGGTTCTATGATTACCAGGTACTAAAAGGTGATGGAAAGCCTTTAGAACCAAGATTTTTAAATGTCAATCGTAGTTTCCAAAATATCACGGTCGAAACAACCAATACCACCGACGGAATATTTTTCTTGAAATTAAATTACGTGCTCAAAGAACATGTCACGGTATTTGATGATCGCACAGTGTTCAACGACATTATCTATGATAAAACCACAGGATATAGGCAGGGTCGAATCAAGGCACAGGGATTCCGCACAGTGGACTGGGATGGAGATTATACGAGTCCAGGATTTATATTTGATAATGTTAATATACAAATTTGGCAGCCCTTCACAGATTATAGATTAGGTGATATAGTTTCATATAAAAGTTATAACTGGACCAGTCTAATAAATCAGTTAGGGACAGAAATCTTTAACGACGCTTTCTGGACCAAATTAGATTCTACCCCACAAAAACAATTACTACCCAATTTTGATTATAAGATTAAACAATTCGGAGATTATTTTGAAACATCATCGGAGGGAGTAAATCAAAGTCAGAGAGCACTGGCAAGACACACTATTGGGTATCAACAGAGAGATTATTTAAACAATCTAGCCGAAGATCCAGTGAGCCAATTCCAACTGTATCAGGGATTTATACGCGAAAAAGGGTCGGCAAATGCTATAACAAAAATATTTGGCAAACTCAGTCGATCTGGATCCGACAGTTTGACCCTTAACGAAGAGTGGGCTTTCTTGGTAGGCCGTATAGGAGGTATTGACCAGGTTAGAGAAATAGAAATACAAATAGAAAAAAATAAACTTCAGTTAAATCCCCAGTTGTTTCTACTCCAGTCTTCACAAACAACCACAGTCACTGATCAAAATTATAGAATCACAGCTAATGATTTTACCATTAGTCCTACTCCATATACGACAAATATCACTCCAACTTCTTTTGAAACAGAACCAACATCAACAGCAGGTTATGTCTATGAAGATCAATATGAACATGTATTAGCTACTCAAGCAGCATTAACCACGTTGAACATCGCCACAGTTAGAGAAAACGATCATATATGGATCACATTCAATAAAGATTCATGGACGGTATTGAGAGCTAATCAATCCGACATGCTGTTTGTGACCGGTCTGGAAAGACTCGATGATACCTTAGTGGTATTGACTTTTAATCGACCACACGCATTTTTAGTTGAAACTTATGTGGGCTTTAGGAATATCATAAACCTACAGGGTTTTTTCAAAATTGTTTCAGTTACTAATACCACTATTAGTATAGAAGTTGACGCTGATATTCGAGACCCAGAATTAGATGAAAGCACAATAGTCAATCCAATCATACTAACTAATAGCAGATTTGATGATTATCAGATTCTGAATCGAGGCACGTCTGCACTTTTACTTAATTCCTCTAGACTATTCATAGATAACAATGGCGACGATCGATGGGAAGTTATAGAAAAACAAAAACAATACACAGCTAATGCTATCACAGATTATGCTACTACTAGCCCCGTGAATGCGGGTAAAAAAGTAATATACGACACAGTGAATAAACAGTTGATAGTCAGCATTCCTGGCTCTGGCATAGTGACTGTGTATGCTGAAAGTTCTGAAGGATTAGTACTGAAACAAATAGTTTCACCTCCTACCGGATTCTTTTCCACTGCACTGGGATCTTTCGGCAATGCCATGTCTTTGAGCCCAGATGGTAAGATGCTGATTATAGGTGCTGATGAAGCCAGTGGTGTAGCCAGCGCATTCCGAGGACCATGGGGAACAGACCAATTATATCAGCCAGATGAAATTGTAATATACGGTGGCAGACTTTATCGAGCTAAAAATGCCAATACAGTGGTAGGCGACGGTAGCAGCGAACTAGCAGTGAATACAGATGACTGGGAATTAGCCACGATCATACCTGCACTTGAATCTGGAGTTACTACAGGGTTGTATCAACAGGGCATGATAGCAATTTACACCTATGCTAACGGAAGATTTTCAAACACCACAACTTTCGTTAGTCCGAGACCTGCAGACAACGAAAAATTTGGCAGTGAAATAACTGTATCCGTAACCGGCAGATCGTATTATATGGCAGTATCTGCTACAGGCGCCTATAATAACACCGGCCGCGTATATCTGTTCAAGTTCGATGGTACAGCATGGAGACATCTAGAAAATCCCATGTACAAAGGCGTATATGATTTCCAAGAATCTTACAAAGCGGGGGAAATCGTATGGCAAGCTGCGCAAGACCCCATAACAGAAGCTGTGAGGGGAAATCTATGGATGAATTTAGAAGATAGCACTTCAGACGGTAGCACAATTACTATTGAATCTCAAGGCTGGCTAAAGGTCAGCGACATTAGTACCAATTGTTCTTTGCCAACCACATTATCTGTAGAGGATGACGGCAGCACACTTGAATTCGCTATTACGGGTCTACTGAATGACACACAAATGGCTGAATTGGTCAAACAGGGTGATAAATTTGGTTCCAGCATGGCCATGAATAGAGACGGCAGCATACTGGTAATAGGTGCTCCAGAAGCAGACGGTCAATATTTTACTAATTATCGAGGTTTGTGGAGAGGTGATGTAGAATATGTAGAAGGTGAAGTTGTGAGATTTAAAGATCCAACAGCTCCTGGCGATTCGTATCAATACTACCGCCTAGGTGATGCATTTCTTGGACCAGATTCTACTTATAGAAGCTATAACGAAGATCCGTCAAATAGCGCCAACTGGCAGGTAGTAGGAGACAGCACCACCCAGTCTAGTGGCAAGGTATTTGTTTATGCTAGGACAGCAGGCGATGTTTATGAACTAAAACAAATGATCAATGCAGCATCTATCAGTTCATTCTCAGATATAGATTCCGGACTGGTGATCAGTACTGGGGATCAGTTTGGCTTTGCCATGGACATGGATCTTACCGGTAACACTTTGGTTGTTTCTAGTCCTAAATCAGATATCAACTATCAGGACCAAGGCAGCGTGTATGTATTGGAATTAGATAATGCTACCACTGAGTATAGAGTAAAACAGCGTCTAGAAAGTTTCGAGACATATCCCAATGAGTATTTTGGCTTCGGAGTTTCGGTAAGTCCCGATGCAGCAAAAATTGCGGTGGGTGCAAAGAATGCTTCAAACAATATTCCTATCACCTTTGACATTCTACAGGATACCACATTTGATCTAAGATCAACTAGATTCAGCACTGCCCAAGGTTTCACCGGCGGAGTTTATATATTTGATAAGAAAGATCAAATATTTTTTATTACTGAAAAACTGCAGGAAGTCTTTTCTCCCGATGAAGCATTCGGCTCTAGCGTGGACTGTGTGGGATCTTATGTGGCTGTGGGCTCCCCATACTACAGATTACCGGTGCTACATGATGTAGGAGTAGTGGCTTTTGAAGGACCTTACATAGGCAATGCCAGATTGTTCAAAAAAGATTCCGAACAAAGTTCCTGGAATATCCTTAGCAGTCAGCAACCTGTGATAGACATAAGAAAAATCAGAAGCATAGAACTATACGACAATGTGCAGAACATTAAAATACAAGATCTTGATTACGTAGATGCTGCCAAAGGTAAAATACTTAACTCAGCAGAACAAGAAATAAAATTCAAGACTCCATACGATCCAGCAGTTTACACCATAGGCAATGATCGAGTGATTACGGATCCTGCTATAGCCTGGTATGAATTTAATGTTGGAAAATTATGGTGGAATACTGCCGCTGCAAAATGGATTTATGCAGAACAAGGTGATGCTGCTTTTAGAACAGGCAACTGGAACCAACAGGTCGAGGGCAGCGATATTGGCGTATATGAATGGGTACAAAGTGTATTATTACCCAATGAGTGGGCAGCAGTGGCAGACACCAACGAAGGCTTATCAGTAGGTATTAGCGGACAACCTCTATATCCTAATAACGATGCATATAGCGTAAAACAAACTTTCAATCCGATCACAGGGCAGGTACAAGAAACTATGTACTTTTATTGGGTGGAAAACAAAGCAGTGGTACCTGCTAATATGCCAGGTAGAACACGGTCAGCTGCAGAAGTAGCTGGAATTATTGCTAATCCTGTAGGTACCGGCACTGCATTTATGGCATTAATAGCGGCTGATAAATTTGTTTTATACAATTTAAAATCGGTGATGTCATCAGACACCGCATTAATTAATATCAAGTATAGAAATGATTTAGAATCTCAAAGACCAATACATAGTGAATATCAATTACTAACAGAATCTGTTGCTGACAGTGTCCCCACTGCGCAATTGGAAAATAAGTGGATTGATAGTCTAGTAGGTACTGATCTGCAGGGCAATAGAATTCCAGATACAAAATTGCCTGCTAAACAAAAATATGGTCTTAGTTTTCGACCTCGACAAAGTATGTTTGTTGATAGATTGACAGCACTAAAATTAGCTATAACAAACATTAATAATGTATTGACTACTCAGCCGTTCTCTGATCTTATAGATTTTACAAATTTAAATACCAAAGATACTGTGCCAGTAGATATATTGAATCTGTACGATGTTGAAGTAGATACAGAGATTGATTTGCAGACGGTAGGTACAGTACGAACTAAACAGGCTGTCTTACAAGCTAATTTAGTAGATGGGGAACTTGATACAATTGATATTGTTGAACCGGGATTCGGATATAGAGTTGTTCCAACAGTAGAGATAGTAGGCGACGGTACGGGTGCAAAAGTTTCAGTAGTTCTAGATAACCAAGGAAGAATAGTCACTGCTACAGTACAGAGTAGAGGTAAAAGATATAGAACCTTGTCGATTAATGTACGGAACTTTTCAGTTTTAGTGATAAATGATTCTACTATAGACAATTTTTGGAGTATCTATGCCTGGGACGATGTTCGAAAGGTATTTTTCCGTAGCCAATCTCAGGCCTATGATACCACTAAGTATTGGAACACAGTGGATTGGTATCTCACAGGATACGATAAAGATTCTCAGATAAGTCTAGAAATTCTAAGTGTTTTTCAAGAACAACAATATCAAATCTCACTAGGTGCACTAATAAGAGTCAAGGAATATGGTGCCGGAGGATGGGCAATTTTTGAAAAAATCAATGACATAGGCGCAACTTTTTCAGATAGATTTAAGTTAGTAGCGAGAGAAAACGGCACAATTCAGTTCAAAACTTCATTGTATGATACTACCATAACAGGAATAGGATTCGATAACACACAGAGTTTTGATAATACCACCTATGATATTTCTAATTCAATTGAATTACGGAATATTTTACAAGCTGTGAAAAATGACATTTTTAGAACTGATTACGCTGTTGAATGGAACAAACTCTTTTTCTCTAGTGTACGATATGTATTATCTGAACAACAGTATGTAGATTGGGTTTTTAAAACAAGTTTCCTAAACGCTACACATTCAGTAGGAAGTTTTGAACAAAAATTAAATTACAAAAATGATAATCTAGAAAGTTATCAACAATACATAGATGAAGTCAAACCGTTTAGAACCACGGTAAGAGAGTATGTGAGTCGTTACGACACTCCAGATCCCTATCAGTCAGCTATCGCAGATTTCGATCTGTCTCCTAATTATTCAGTACCAGACGGTAAAGTAGTTCCTATAACTTTCGAACGCACAGAATTGACACAGTATCCCTGGAAATGGTGGACAGATAACAATGGATATGGAGTGACTGATATTCTGTTATACAACAGTGGAACAACATATACCACAGTTCCCAGAGTGATCATAGAAGGCAACGGATCAGGAGCCACGGCTCAGGCCTATATATCCAACGGTAGAGTATCTGGAATTAGGATTTTGACCGCAGGCAGCGGTTACACACAAAGACCCACAGTAACTTTAGTCGGAGGAAATTCTAATGATGGTACACAGGCCAAGGCCACAGCAGTTCTAGGCGATACTAAAGTTAGAACTTTTGACCTCACAGTGAAATTTGATCGTGTGAGTAAAACAGGCGACTATCAATCATACACACAAAATCAAACATTTACGGCAACAGGAACTACAGCAGTGTTTGAACTGGGATATGCTCCTACTAGAGACAAAACTAAAATTACTATATTAAAAAATAACCAACTAGTGTTAAGTAGTGAATATACACTCAATCTCTATTATTCATTTGCTGATAGTTATTTGTTACTGAGAGGAAAAATTATATTCAATATCGCACCGTTGTCGGGTGATTTCATTGTAGTTAATTATGAAAAAAATATTGAATTATTATCTGCAGTAAACAGAATAGATAGATTTTATAATCCTGTCAGCGGTATGATTGGCAAAGAACTTAATCAATTAATGACAGGGATAGATTTTGGCGGAGTTCAAATACAAGGAACGACATTTGACGTTACTGGCGGCTGGGATGCACTGCCGTGGTTCACTGACAACTGGGACAGTGTTGAAACTAACAGCGATTATTACGTTGTCTGTGACGGAAGTACTAACACAGTAACTTTACCTTATACTCCTGCAGTGGGACAGGAGATAAACATCTATATTAAACCTGCAGGTGAAACGCTGACCAGAAGAATCGACGATCCTGCTTATTCCGATCAAGTAGATTCATCCACCAGCGTAAATCCCAATGCAGAAATGCCTACATTCATAGGTAACGGTGTCAATAGGGTGATTGAAATTGGTAATTATATTTCGACCCAAGACGGTGACACGTTGATTTTCCGTCCTATAGAAAGCGACGGATCTGTTACTATCACTGATGATAATCTACTAGACACAAAACTCAGTGGTGGTACTTTATCGGCTATAGACAGTGTGTATGTCACAGCCAAAGGCACCACAGCAGAAGAAATAGCGATCACCGGCGGCGGATTCACGGAACCTGACCATGTACCGGCCCCAGAAGAAAATGTTCCCGGTCAGGTCATGGACAGCGTGTCTATTAAAGTGTTTCAATCAACACCTACAGGATCAGCGGCGCTGCAATCTAAAATTATCAAGGGTAATGGGATTATCACTAACTTTGACATCGGACAACGTGTCATTGAAAATAAATCGGTAATTGTATATGTTAATAAAGTTAAAAAACACCTTGGCACAGATTATGTTTTAGACCTATTACAGAATACGGTAGAATTTAATACAGCTCCAATCAGCGATTCGGTAATAGAAATTATTTCGATAGGCATCGGAGGAATAGGTATATTATCTTCAGATTTGTTTGTAGCTGATGGAGCCACTAATTTATTTCTCACAGACGCTAATTACGAAGACACAGCATTGATATTTGTTACAGTCGATGGTGAGTTTGTAGATGTCGGGTTCAAAAACAGCACAGGAATTATCGATGTACCGGGAAAAACTTTGGTAGAATTTGGTGATATTCCTCCAGCATATGCGGTGATAAAAATAATCAGTCTTGAAGCCAGTCCTGATGTAGATAGCTCGGGTGTGGCTGTAGTGCAAGTCAATACTCAAACGGTATATTTTGAAGGCAGCACACGAAGTTTTGACCTTGAAGGATTTACAGAACTATCTAGAGGATCAGCACCTAATTCAATGTTGGTAGAAGTAGGCGGCCAATACCTTCGAGGCGCAGATACAATTTCTGTGGAATATAATGGAACCAATAATACGTTTATTCTAGGTCAAGATCCGTTGGAAGTTTCAGGAGCTATTCTTCCAAGTAATATAAGAGTATATGTAAACAATCAGTTAAAAACTTTCATTACAGATTATATCTACAACGGTGCTACAAAAGAATTAACGGTATCGCCCGCTGTACTTACAGCGGGCGACGATATAAAGATCGAAAATAATCGAAGGGCAGAATATTCCATAGTTGAATCTAATCTCGTTATAGATCCCAGTGTCGAGATGATCACTACCAACGAAACAGATAATGTAGAAATAAATGTTACATGGTTCAGCGAATATGCTTCATTGGATATGATATCTGATGAAATCGTTGGCGGCAAGGTACAGTATCAATTACCCCGAGCTCCTATATCTGCTAGTTATGTTTGGGTATATAAAAATGGAATACGACTTACTCAGGATCAAGATTACTATGTGAGCATTCCTCGAAATGTGGTTTATCTAGGGACAGACTCTACTTTTAGTGATCAGATCAAGATAGTATTGTTTTCATCAGACATTTATAGATCACCTAGCGCCTTTGAGATACACAAAGATATGTTAAATGTCTATCACTATAATAGATTTGCCAGAGGAGAAGTATATCTAACCAGTGCTCTCAACTACTTTGATACTACTATTACAGTTACTGATAGCTCACAGTTAACGGATCCAATCGTATCGAGAAATGTTCCAGGAGTTATAAGTGTTAATGGAGAACGTATTGAATACATGAGTAAAATTGGTAATGTATTATCACAACTACGCAGAGGATCACAAGGCACAGCTATTGCAGAAACTTATGCTGAAGGAACTGTTGTGGTTGATGTAGGATACGAAGAAATACTACCTTATAATGAAACACAAAATAGAACAGATTTCGTCAGCGACGGTAGTTCATTATTAATAGGACCGTTAGATATTGTGCCTGTACAAGGCACGAGAAATGTGTGGTATAGAGATACTATTCCCAGCACTTATGGCGCCTGTGATCAACTCGAAGTGTTCGCAGGCGGCCGTAGATTGCGAAAAGATCCGATAGATATTTGGGTTGAAGATAACGGATCTTACAGTCCCTCGGCAGATGAAACGTTAGAAGCAGAATTTGCAGTAGATGGCATTACGGCTTATATTAGACTTACTGAGCCCATAGTAGCAGGAACCAGAATCACAATTATCAAAAGAACAGGAAGAATTTGGTATGACAGAGGAGAAACTACGGCATCTAGCGGTACAACGCTTTTAGAAAATTCAACAGCTATTGCCCGTTTCATAGCGGAGAAGACCACCAGTTTGCCTCGATAAATATATGATGAATTCAACAGAGAACAAAATGCCAGAAAATAAATCAAAAATCTCAGAGACCCCCCAGTCTCGCCCCAACGAAACAGGCGGTTTCCATTTTGAAGGACACATAAAGATCTTTGATCCTAGCACCAAAGAAGTGTTTATTGATAAACGTAACGCTATACATTATGAAAATATGAGCGTGGCTATGGTTCAGAGTCTTAGCAATCAAGGACAAGGCACAGTTTATCAAATGGCATTTGGTTCTGGCGGCACAATCGTAGATCCGACAGGGTTGATTACCTATCTCACACCCAACACCATAGGAGTAAACTCTAGTCTGTATAATCAAACCTATGTGAAAGTTATAGATCAAAATGCTATCGAAAATTCAGATCCTGCTAGAAATCTCATGCAGATACGGCATGTTAGTGGATCTACTTATAGTGATATACTTATTAGTTGTTTATTAGATTATGGAGAACCGCTGGAACAACAGGCTTTTGATAATTCGGTCGATATGAATGGAAATTTTGTTTTTGATGAACTAGGATTAGTAAGCTATAACCCTAGCGGTACCGGTAAATTATTGACACATGTAGTATTTCATCCGGTACAAAAAAGTCTTAACAGACTTCTACAGATTGATTACACCATACGTGTGCAGAGTCTAACTGGTTTCATCGAGGTATAACAGATGCCATATTCAGTTAATTTTACAGATAAAGAAAATAAAACACCTATCACAGTGTTTGATAATACTTCTAGTACAGATACGAGTCTAGCGTTTCCGGGTAGAAATGTTACGGGGTATGGCAAGATTATTGCAGAAAACTTTTTGGCTTTACTAGAAAATTTTGCTTCCGCTGATGAACCAATAAACCCTGTAGAAGGGCAGCTTTGGTATAATAGTACTGACGGAGTTCTTCAAATATGGGATAATACTGCATGGAAAGCAGCTTCAGGCATACAAAAAGGTGTAAGCGAGCCATCGGTAGAGTCTAGTAAGGTAGGAGAATTATGGGTAGACACTACTAATCAACAGCTAAGAATTTTCACAGGCTCACGTTGGATATTGGTAGGACCATCGGAAAGTGCTGTTGACGGATTACGATACGGTCCTGTGGTAGAAAAGATCGCAGATTCCGATAATATTGATAGATTTATTCTTGTTTTCTACATTGCAGATATACCAGTTATTATTTTTAGCAAGGACAGCTTTACTCCTAAGACCATTATATCTGGTTTCGATGTTGTACGTTCTGGAATTAACATATCTAACCCAAGTACGGCGCCTGAAATAGCAGAATTTGTTGGGGGGTTTGAACCAATATTATTCGGAACCGCCACTCGGGCTAATGCATTGAGTGTTGGCGGAGTTGAAGTAGAATCGGGAAAGTTCCTAAGATCTAACACTATTAATACTACTGATTTTGCATTTAATGTAAGAAACAATAACGGGGTTACGGTCGGTGTCGATGGCACATTCAATATTGGTACTACATCCACAGCAGCAAAAATCTACAACAGTGCGGCTGGTAGTTCTATCGATATTCAAACCAATCGGAATGGCATTCCGTCAACAATTTTAAAAGTAGTGGACAACAAAGTAGGTATAAATCAGGCAAGTCCTAACCAGGCCCTAGACATTGACGGCAGCCTTACTTTAACTGGTTCAATCATAATCACAAACAATACTGCCAGCACTAATCTAAACAATGGAAGTTTAAGGACTGCCGGCGGTGCTGCTATTTCTAAAAATCTCATAGTAGGCGACGGAGTCGATATCACAGGTACATCACAGGTCAATAATCTACAACCAAAGACTACCGAACTGTATGATCTAGGTACTAATCTTAAACGTTGGAAGACAATCAGAGCCAAAACAATCATAGCAGACGATATACAAGGTATTTTGTCTGGAAATATCAGCGGTAATGCCAACACCGCTACCAGTCTTACTAATATCACCAGTTTTCAATTGACTGGCGATGTGATAAGTCCAGCTGTGCAGTTTGACGGGCAGACAGGAAGTTACACCAAAATATTCAATACATCGTTGACTGCTAATATCATTGTAAGTAAAGATCAACCCTTTCCGAATGTATCTAAGCCTACTGATTTTGTGCTTACATATAGGGCCAGTGAAGCGGCATTAGCATCATCGGGTTTATTAAAACAGACTAGAGACACATTCGTAGGAGATCTAGGTATTCCAATCGGCGGAATCATTCCTTATGCCGGCGCAACCGCACCATACGGATTTTTATTTTGCGACGGATCGGAAGTTGAAAGAACAAAATTTTCAGCCCTATATGACGTCATAGGTACAACATATAATGGTATAGCAGTTTTAATAGGAGTGAATACTTTTAGACTGCCGGATCTTAGAGGAAGATTTGCCTTAGGCAAGGACAATATGGACAACGCCGGAACAGTGCCAATCGTCACAGGCGGATTTGTAGATGCCGGTGGAGGTACGACAGGACGTGTGCCCGACGTAAAAGCCACTACCCTAGGAGGCGATGCCGGTCAGAGTTCGGCAACACTCACACTAGCAAATTTACCAGAGCATAGTCATACATTAAGTTCTGGTGCACAAGATTATTCGGCTGTAGCTGTGACCACAACTATCGATCCTGCAGCGACAACAGGACTAGGACCAACTGCTCCTGGCCAAGCACAGTATCTAAAAGATTCAGGCGGAATAAAAAAACCAGCTCTGACTACGTTGAGTACACCAATAGGTATTATGAATCCATTTCTAACAATAAATTATATTATTAGATCTGGACCACCGTTATTTTAATTAGAGAACAAGAATGGCATATCAAATAAACAAAACTGACGGAACTATAGTAGCCACAGTGGCCGATGGGCAGATAGACACATTATCCACTGACCTTACTTTGATAGGCAAAAATTACAGTGGATTTGGTGAAGCATTTAATGAAAATCTAGTGAAACTTCTAGAAAACTTTGCCAGCACCACACGACCGCTACACCCACTCAAGGGTCAGGTTTGGTTTGATAGTGCAGAAAACAAACTTAAGGTGTATAATGGATCTGTTTTCATTCCAGTGAGTTCTGCCACTGTTTCTAGCACACAGCCTGTTACATTAAGCATAGGTGACCTGTGGTTCGATGATGTAGGTGCGCAGTTATATTTCTTCGATGGAACACAGCCCATATTGATCGGACCTGCATATTCCACAGCACAAGGTAAAAGCGGATTAGAAGTTGACAGCATTTTAGACACCCTGAATCAAACTAGAGTTGTAACATATCTTTATAACAACGGTATATTACTAGGAATTTTTGCCAAAGACAGTTTTACACCTAAAATAGCTATCATCGGATTCAGCGGTAATATAGAACCTGGGTTTAACGCAGGGACATTAGCTAACATAAAATTCCGTATAACCTGCACCAACTCCGAACAGTTAGGGGGTGCGGTAGCTACCACATATGCCCGAAGAGACACATCAAATACTTTTAATGGACAGGTATCTGTTGGTGTAGATGCCGGTATTGTGATAGGATCAGGCAATCAGATGAATCTCTTGGTGAGCTCGGGAGATATAGAAGTATCCAATTTCGCCAGCGACAAAGATCTATTCCTAAAGGTTAGAAAAGGTCTCGATCTAGAAAATGCCATAGCAATAGATTCCAGTTCAAGAATCGTCGATATATATTCGGGAAAAATTGGTAGCACAATGAATGTTGGTGGCAGTTTGGTGGTAGCAGGTGACCTCACCGTAGAAGGAACAACAACCACTATCAATACTTCTAATGTTACCATTGAAGATAAAACACTAACATTAGCCAATGTGGCAGCACCCAGTGAAACCACGGCTACTGGTGCTGGTATCATAATTAGATCAACCGGTGCTGATTCATCTTCCTACGACAAAGAAATAGTGTATAGGTCCACTAGCGAGGGGCCACCTCCTACTGGAGTTTTTGACGTCAGCGAAGATTTAAATCTGGCAGTAGGTAAACAGTTACAGATAGGTGGAGTCAAGGTCATAGATGGCAATAGCCTTGGAAGTGCAATTACCAGTATTCCGGGTGTTACAGCATTTGGTACGCAAAACGTAGTCAACGTTGGTCCTGGAATACCGCCAGTGACGCAGATGCGATTAGAAAATCATAGGATCAGCACAGTATCAACAGATTTTGATATTGAACTCGAACCAGACGGCACAGGAAACGTTGCGTTGATAGGCTCGCCGAGAATCACAGGCATGCAGGATCCTGTTAGCCAACAGGATGCTGCGACCAAAGAATATGTGGACAATACCATAGAATCTCGGCCATTGATATTCAGCATGGATTTATCTGATGGTAAATCTAACACATACATTATTAATAATGTATTAAATAATCTTGCACCTGTAGCGGAATTTAGAAGTGGCACTTATGCAAGGATATTGTGTACTCTGATAAATCCTTCCAGCACCTCATTAGCCATAAATGCATTACCTCCCAGTATCAGCACGAATCCTTTCCTCACTGATCTATCTGGCAGTAGTTCGTTGGCAGTGACTAGTATTTCATTTCCTACAGCAACAATCGCAGCAGCAAGTGTTTCTACTACTAGAATTATTAAAACCTTTCAAATTGTGTCAGGTGCATGGACCTGGCAGACAGATTCTACTTTACCACCATAATGAACACAGGAGCGGCATAAATGGCCTATATAGTAAATAAATTTAGTGGGGCACAGTTAATAGTTCTAGAAGATGGAACTATTGATACCTCTACTAGTCTGGGGCTAGTTGGTAGAAACTATGTGGGTTACGGTGAAACACAGAACGAAAACTTTGTGTTTTTATTGGAAAATTTTGCCAATGAATTTCCACCTTCAAGACCACTGCAGGGGCAGATTTGGTTTAATACCACTACCAATTTGACCTATGCTTATGATGGTACAAATTGGAATCCAATAGGTGCTGCGATTTTAAGTGCAACCGCTCCTGCGGATATTAACGCAGGCGCACTGTGGTTAGACACTGCCGCTAATCAACTTAAGATTTACACAGGTTCTGCTTGGACATTTATTGGTCCCGAAGCAGTGGCCGGGTTCGGAATAACCAGAGCCAGAGCTACCTCATTAGACGATTCTGTAGGAGACCCCAAACCTGTAATAATTCTAGAAACGAATGGAACAGCTATTGCTATATGTACAGCACAGGCGTTTTCTATAAATTCTTCTAATTCAGTGGCCGGGTTTGAAAATACGTTGATAGCAGGTATTAATCTTTCAAACACTGCTAAGATCAAAGGCGATATAACAGGCAATTCTGCCAGTGCAGATAGGTTGAGTACTGCTAGGAATATCAACGGCACGCCTTTTGACGGCCAACAAAATGTCACTATAAAATCTTCTACAACAAACAAATTAGTTCGAGGCACATACATTTTTGGTTCTGATTTTGACGGAAGTTCAGAGACCACATGGAGTGTAGATGCTACTCCCTCAAATGTTGTAGGTAAATTAGTAGCTAGAAATTCAGAGGGGGGATTTTCAGCAGGCACTATTTCAGCGGATCTTGTCGGTAATGTCACTGGTAATGTTATTGCTAGCTCTGGTACAAGTTCATTTAATATTGTACAGGCTAATACATTTGTAGGAGCCACACTCACCGGAAATGCAAACTCTGCTACACAGTTGGCCACAGCAAGACAGATTAATGGTGTGAATTTCAATGGCACCAGCAATATTACTGTAACAGCAGCAGCTGATACACTAACCGGTGATACTTTAAACTCTACCATAATACAAAGTAGTTTGCAACAATTAGGAACATTAATCAATTTAAATGTTACTGATAGCGGAGTTAATATAGGTAGTTCTGGTCAGCTTAAGATGTTTGTTGATTCTGGTAGGCCAACCGTAAGATCCAGTACAGGCACACTTAATTTTGATATGGGATCAAGCGGACCCGATGTATCATTCGTAGATGCTGCCACAGCACTTTCGTTAGGAGGTCCTAATGCACCTGCGGTACTAGGCGACAACACAACTAATCTTGGAATCACAGGATATAAATTCAACAACATTTATGCCAACAATTTCTTAGGGAATGCAACTACAGCAACCTTGGCCACGACAGCTACAAATATAGCAGGTGGTGGTGCAGGAGCAATTCCATTCCAAACCGCTGCTGGAACTACATCAATGCTGGGACTAGGCACAGCTGGGTATGTATTAACTGCACAAGCAGGCTCAATTACATGGGCTTCAATCAGTAGAGAACCGTTGCGTAAGGGTTCATTTCTTACACTAGTTAATACCAGCACCAGTGGTGCTATAGCCAGTTACGATGGAATCGTTGATGCAACAATCGCTGTAGATGCTACCTCCACCAATACTGTCAGCAAAGTTGTAGCACGTGACGCTAGTGGCAATTTTGCCGCAGGCACGATCACTGCTAACTTAATAGGTAATGTCTCTGGGACAGTGTCCGGAAACGCAGGATCTGCGACACAATTACAAACTGCAAGAACCATTAACGGTGTTGCATTCAACGGTACCGCAAATATTACTATCACAGCTAGTGATACTGCAAGAGTATCTAAATCTGGCGATACAATGACTGGTTATCTTACACTGGTCGGTGCCCCAGTGAATGACAATCATGCTACCACCAAAACTTATGTAGATAGTAGGTTACCTCAGTACACTTTCGTCAGCGGCCAACAGTCTAGCACCTCGGGATTTACTAATCAAGTGGGATCTTTTAACAATGGCGCAAACTTTTTTGATGTATTTCCTCCTGCAGGCAAAAGCATGGCAAATATTGTAGGATTTATTCCTTCTATACATTTTATAGCTTTTGCCGGTGGAGTAGATGGAAATGACAGATTAAGATGCCAGTATTCATATCTCAGCGATAGAATCAGAGTATATGTTCAGAACACAGAACAGAATGGCACCCCAGCAGCAAACTATTTGGCCATTTGGAGTTAATCATGCATTATATCTGTATAGAAAACAACACCGTAGTTGCGCTATTAAATTATCTACCCAGTGTTCCTAGCACTGTTAGTGTGCAGGAAATCACAGATTCTCAAGCCGAACAGCTTAGAGCGCAAACACATAATTTTGATGTTGCCAGTAGAACTATAATAGCTGTAGCTGCAAATGTAGCAACACAAAAGGCACAGGAACTGGCAAACGGGCAAGAACGTGAATTTTTAAATAGC